CGGGTACCCCCCCGGGCCCCCCCGCCGGGGGCCTGGGGGCCCCCCCGGGGCGGCACGACAAGTACGCCCAGCAGTTGGTGATCCGCGACAACGTCGCACCGGGGTGCGACATCAAGGTCACCTACGCAGCGGACCCCACGGTCCCGCTGCAGAGCGAGGACTTCTCCCTCTCCGGCCTTCCTGCCTCCTGTTCGGACGTGATCCGGCTGGGCGCCATCTGGCGCATCGTGTCCTTCCTCGAGCCCTACGGGCTGCTCGCCAAGTCGGCGGAGATGGAAGCGATGGACCGGCAGAAGACTCCGGGCAACCGCCTGCGGGTCAGCCAGTACTACTACGGCCTCTACCAGCAGAGGCTTGCGCAGGAAGTTGCGAGCCTGCAGTCCGACAACCCGATCCGCGTCTCGTTCGGAACATGGTAGGAGCCTCCTGTGAGCGTCGACTTCAACTACTTCAGCACCACCCGGCCTGATGCTCTGGCCAGTGGGCTTTCCGCTGTTGCCACCGCCGTCGTCCTGACGGACGGATCCACGTTCCCCGACCCGGCCCTGTACGGCAACAAGCCGTACACGATCATCATGGGCTACGGGACGGTACGCGAAGAGGTCTGCACCGTCACCGCGAAGCCAGCCGCATCCACGCTCACGGTCACCCGTGGGCAGGACGGCACCGCAGCCACCGTCAAGAACGCCGGGGATGTCGTCGTCCACGGTGTGTCCGCGCGCGAGTTCCGCTCGATCGCCGACAAGGTGGACCTTGCGGGTGACACCATGACTGGCGCTCTCGTCCTCGCGGGTGCTCCCACGCAGGATCTCCACGCCTCGACCAAGGGCTACGTCGATCAGTCGTCCCCCATCGGATCGATCGTTGCCTACGCCGGGGCGACCGCCCCGACGGGATGGCACCTGTGCGACGGGTCGGCTCACGGGTCCACCGCCCTGCAGGCGGTGCTTGCTCTTGGCGGGCACGCATCTCCGACGCTCACCCCCAACTTGAGGGACAAGTTCATTCTTGGGGATGGCGGCTCCCAGCCCACCTCCGGTGGTGCCTCAACCGTGGCCCTGTCAACGGCGAACATGCCCAGCCACTCTCACGGAGGGGCAACCGCCTCGGGGAACGCCACCCACTCCCACGGCGGGGCCACTGGAGATGATTCTCCTGATCACGTCCACAACATGACCGGCTGGAGGGAGCCGAACACGTTCGCCTCTGGGGGCATCACGGCAGCCGCATTCGCAGGCATGTCCGGAACCGCGCCTTACGGGATGTTCTCCAGTGCTGGTGCCAGTGCGCGCCATGCGCACGCCATCGGAGCCGACGCCGCCGCGCACGTCCACGGCATCACCGCTGAAGGATCAGGCGCCGCCCACGAGAACATGCCGCCCTTCTACGCCCTGACGTACATCATCAAGAAGGCGTAGTCGCTCATGACTCAGCCAACCTACCGGGGCTACTCCGGGGTCAACTACCGGACCCTGATCGGCCTGCAGCGATCGATGGGTGCCACGACGGAAGTCCTCAACCCGAGGGATCCGGCGTGGGACTTCTACGTCGGCGGGCTGCCCTTCCTGCTCGCCTCGTCACCTGAGCGCCCCTACCTGCGGGAGACTGCTCCGATCCGTCGCGACCGGATGGATGCGGCGCGCGATTCCGGAGAGGCGTCACTGGACTCCAACCTGTGGCTGCGATCGTGGACCTCGTGGCATCTGGGGGCCGGGCAGCCGTACGCGGAGCCGCTGGAAGGCGACGCCAATGTCGCCCGGTTCCGCTTCAGCCGCTCCGGTGGGGTTGACGTATGGAAGGACGGGCAGTTCTCCCTGCTCCGCGACGTGACCTCGAAGCAGACCGGGGTGCGCAAGGCTCTCTCTGTCATCGGACTTGGAGTCGTGTGCTCCACGACGACTGGCGTCCGGGTGATCACGTCCACCACCAACGTGGTGGCGTCCTCCTCCGTGGTGGACATCATCGCCGCGTCTGCCACTCGCTGGTACGGCATCAACGCTGGCGGGCAGGTGCTGTACGGGCCGATGTCCGGAGGTGCCGCAGGCACCGCAGTGGCCACCATCACTGGGGCCACCGCCCTGAACTTCATCAAGGACCGCCTGTGGGTTGGCGCCGGGCGCTCCCTGTACGAGGTGTCCAACGTGGCGGCTGTGTCGCAGACCGCGTTCTACACCTTCTCCGATCAGGCCAACATCGTGGACATCGACACCGGCTCCGGCGGTGTGTTCGTCCTCGTCAACGACGGCCTGAGCCGGATCTACCAGATCACCGTCAACGACGACGGCTCCCTGAACGCCCCCCGCGAGGTGGGCGTCCTGCCCCGTGGTGAGACGGGGAACTTCCTGTACGCCTACCTTGGCCGGTACATGGTCATCGGCACCTCCCGGGGAGTCCGTGTCGCGGACGCGAACTCCGGGCAGGATCTGCCCATCGGCCCGCTCATCATCGAGATGGCGGGCGGATGCTTGGACGCCACAGCCAACGGCAACTTCGTCTGGGTGACTGCCGGGACTGAGGGCATCGATCCTGACGGGACCGGCGCGGTGAGCCGCGCTGGCCTGTACCGGATGGACCTCTCCCGGGTGGTGAAGGCCGGTGCGGCGTACGGCGACACTGCTGCCTCCCGGTACGGCCTACGCCACGGACCTCTACGTCAACTCCGGGGGCCGGGCCCTCTCCGTGACCCACTACGGGGACAAGCCGTGGTTCGTGTCCGGCGTCGATCCTGCCAGCGCCACCCTGTACATCGAGGCCGACACCTACCTGCTGGGCGGCTGGCTCGAGAGCGGGGACGTGACGTTCTCCACTGCTGAGTCCAAGGCGTGGCAGTCCATCATCCTCGACGTGGCTGGGGATGGTGGTGTGGGGGTCTTCGGTGCCTCCGGCGCCGGGTTCAGTGCCATCGCCCAGACGGCGATCGTCACCCCGTTCACCGGGCCACTGGCGATCGACGGTCAGGTGCATGCGCCCAGCGGATTACTGGAGTTGAGGATCACCATCTCCAGCGTGTCTGGAGCCGCGACCCCGATTGTGCGCTCTGTCGGCATCCGGGCGCTGCCCTCACCGAAGCGGAACCGCTACATCCGGCTCCCGCTCGGGGCGTACGACCACGAGATCGACCGGAACCAGTCACCCATCGGATACGAGGGGTTCGCCTACGACCGGGTCAAGGATCTGGAGGCACTGGAGGAGGCCGGGTATCTGGTCACCGTCAACGACACGCGCACCGGGGAGTCCCTCACCTGCCAGATCGAGAGGGTGTCGTTCATGGCAACGACCCCACCCGATCGCGGGAAGGCGAATGTGGGTGGGGTCGTGACCCTGACGCTACTGGCTGTCTGACATCTCTCGCTGGCGCTTGTCGTACTCGCCCTTCTCCCTGCCATGCAGGGACAGTCCGTCGAGGAGCATGTCCCGCTCACGCTTGGCCGCGTAGCGGATCTTCCACGCTGCGCTCAGTTCCTTGCATCGTCGGGAGTCAACGGCTCGGCAGTCGTTGCAGCACACTCCCTCTTGGCTCACCTTCACCCCGCACCGGAGGCAGTTCCCCGGAGGCTTGTACCCACGATTCTTGCTGCCCTTGTCCCTGCTCATTGCTCTCCCTTCGATCCCTGCATTGTCCGCAGCCGCAGCGCGGCCATGTGTCAGTCGTCACCGTCATCCACCTCGATCTGGTTGACGATGGTGACTGCCGCGTTCACCAGTCCCACCTGCATGAGCCATGACAGGCCCGGCGTGTGTGCGATGACGAAGCCGTCCATCGGCTTGCTCGGGTTGGCCGTCCTCAGCAGGACCACCACGTCGAGGATCTGATCCCCGTCGTCCAGTTCCGCCTCGATACCCATGCCGCTGAGGTCCAGTGGAACTCCCATCAGCCCTCCTTGGTGAAGGTCACCGGGAGCGCGATCACGCGCCGCCCAGCCTCGTGGATGATCTGGACCCGGTCATGCTTGGCCAGCACCTTGAGCCCGTGGGCGTAGGCGCTCAGGGCCATCGAGTCCAGTTCCTCGTTCCCGTCTGTCCAGCACGCCTGCCGGATCACGTCCTCCAGTGCGTCGAGGAGTTCTTCCTCGGCCACCTGCTTGTCGATGACCGCAGCCATCTCAGTCTCCCGGTCGGTCACTGTCCTCCCCTTCACTAGGTCTGGGTGTTGCCCATGGAACCGCACCCATCCGGCTGCGGCCTCGAACCCGTCTCGGTACTGGTTGGTGAACCCCCGGCCCTCGCTGTTGGCGTGGGCCCCGGTCAGCCACTTGGCCTCGCTGAGGATCGCCATCGGTGCGACGATGTCGAACGCCATCCCGTAGTACATCCGGCAGGAGCACCCGGGGATGCACGCCTCGGCCCCGCATGGGCCGAAGGCGGCGACCATCCGGTCGATGGCCTCCTCCCTCAGTTCCTTGGCCACAGATCCTCCTCGTCCCCGGCGGTGATGTACATGAGCGCCAACCCCACCAGCGACAGCAGCCAGATGGCTGCCACGATCAGCAGGAACTCACGCATGGCCTGACTCCAGTCGGTTGATCTCCCGCTCGACGTACCAGCGGGCCTTCTTCAGGTCTTCCAACTCGGTGGCGGGATCCTTGAGCCCGGCACGGGCGATGTACTTCACCGCGTTGCCCCGGTTGAAGTTCATCTGCTCAGTCAGGGTGATGACCTCGATGCCCTTGTACGCCGTGTAGTGCGCCGGGTGGTTGACTGGGTCAGCCTCGGCTTCGAGGTAGGTGACCTTCCGACCGTCCGGCCACTCCATCGCCCACCACGCCGACTCACCCCTGTCGTTCACCTCGATCATGCGCTGCCCACCCTTGAGGACAGCGATGCCCTCGACGCTGGGGTACGTCCCGTCTGCCCACTCGAGCCGGGCCCTCGCTCCATCCCTGAACTCCATGATCAGTCCTCTCTCCACTCCCAGCCCTTGCACTCGCAGGGCTTCCGGTCGCCACGGTCCAGACAGACCGTGACGTAGTACTCCTCGGGCTTGATGGCGATCTTGGTCGCCGCCCCGGCGAGGATCATGTTCACCTCGTCCTGATCTTGAGCCTCCCTCAGCAGGGCCTGCACCCTGTTGTGCTCCTCCTCGGTGATGGGTACCGGGGCGAGCCGTGTCCGCTTCTGCCTGCCGTACACCGGCTCTGACACGACGACGGTTCCGTTGCAGTGCGGGTCGGGCTTCTGGTAGTGCCGCCCCGGGCTGTGCCCGCACACGCAGACATCTCCGGGGAAGTGGGGAGGATCGAACCCGGCCAACTTCGCCAGTTCCCGCAGCGCGTCCTCCTCCTCCTTGTCGAGGAAGCCGGACCCCGCGTCCATGCTGCTGTACAGCGCGTCGTAGATGATTTGGACGGCCTCGGTCACATCCTGCGGAGCGGCGTTGCCGCGCTCCAGCGTGATCTTCAGGTCGCTCATCTCACCACCACCTGTCCACGGCGTAGAAGAAGACCATCATCCAGAACGCCGGGACGATGATCTGCAGGGCGGTGCTCATAGGAGCAACTCCCTCCCGCAGTCGCAGACCTGACACGCCCCACCGGGGCGGTCGATCTCCTCCCACGAGTACGGGCAGATGCCCCGCTTGAAGACCATCTCGTTGATCGAGATGATCTCGTCGGTCGCCTGCTTGAGCAGGCTCACCATACGGAGCCAGTCCCCGAAGCGGAGGATCACCGGCCACTGGTCCACCGTCTCCTCACCCTGCCCGTTGAGCCGGGTGATCAGGACCGGCATCTCCCCGGGCTTGGCGTTCTTGGCTGCCTGCCTCATCCACGCCGGGAGGTCCAGCCCCCGCCGTGCCTTCACCTCGATCGCCAGACCGGGTGTGTTCAGGATGTCAGCCCCGCTCGCAGCGGAGTTCACCTGAGAGGCGTTGGGGAACAGCGTCCGGAGACGCTCCACCAACACCAACTCAGACCTCCTCCCTCTGGCCTTGCGTGATGTGTTGCTCATGGGTCACTCAGCCCCGGGGGAGATCAGGGTGACATCGGCGAGGAACTCCCACTTGGTCCAGCGGTGCTCATCGAACGGATCCTGCCAGCGCCCGTAGCCCAGCCGCACCCACTTCGTGGACAGGTCGCCGATCCTGCCCTCCACGACTGCACCCAGTCCGGTTGGCTCCGCCGGGCCGGGCTCCGCAACGATCGTCACCTTGGCGCCATCGGTGGCTCCGATCCACCAGTTGGTTTCGTCATCGAGGATGACGTGCGCGCCGCCTTCGTTGACCTCGCGCACCACGCCCTCGATCTCGACCTTGACCCGCTGCCCACCCCTCAACTTGTTGGACTTCATCGCAGCCTTCTCATCGAACTCGTTCATGCTCTTCCTACCTCTCGTTGGTATGCCTTCTTCGATTCAGTCAGGTGCCAGATGAGGCCATCGACCTCTTCCATCGTAAGCACCCACTCCCGCCCGTCACGTCGGGTGATCGTGACGAAAGGTTCTGCTGCCGATCCTCCGCGCACTTGGACGCGCGGGGGCGGTACGGCGACCTCGACCTCGTCTCCGTACCCACCACCCACTCGCCCGAAGAGCGCAAGCATCAGACTCGCACGCCCGCCTTGTCCGCGTAGTTCTTCACTGCCCGTAGGGCACACACCGGGTGCTTCTTGTAGCAGTCCCGGGTGTGCGTCATGGCCACGTTGGGCCGGACCACAGCCATGAGGTTGGTGAGGAACTCCTGCAGGTGTTCCATCGCCTGATCTTCACCCTGCTTCCTGCCTTCCCGCAGCCCCTTCTGGTAGCCCACACCCTCAGCGGCCAGCAGGGCCTGTGGGCTCGCCTGCGGGATGGGCTGGCTCTCGGTGCCAACCCGCTCCGTTCCGGGCCGCACGCGCCCGTACGGCTTCACGGTGCGCCCCTCTACGAAGTCCGGATGGACGTAGACGGCGCACTTGCCGCGCTTCAGGTCCAGCCGGGCCACCCGGCCCGCCTTGTGGAGGTTGGACAGGGCGCCACTGGACTGCCCGTGGTGGATGCCCAGCACGCTGCTGACCTCCTTCCATGTGGCACCGGACCACTTGCGTCGGGCGATGAAGTTCAGCACCTCCTGCTGGCGCTTCTGCAGGGTGCCGTCCCGTGCCTCGTCCACCGCCCGGTCCTTGCTCGTGTCGGAACCGGACCAGCCACCAGTGAAGGTGCCGTCAGGCTCGGGGTACGGGAGCGCCACGTCGTGGTCGCTCGGCTTGCGCTTGGTCATCTCTCTCTCACTCCCAGTCTGCATACTTGCGTGCATCGGATCGGATTCTGTGAACGACACGCCGATCGGACGACGTGAGCGAACATCGGATCGACTTCCCATTGGGGAACTCGACCTTGAGGTGGTTGCTCGTGGTGACGCTGATGACCGCGCCCCGCGACTGCCAATCGCGGAGCATGGTCCTAACCTCCTTCGGCTTGACTCCAGTGAGGCTGACCATGTCAGGCAGCGATCAGAGTCTCGAGGGCCCGGGGGCCCTCACGCAGGTACAGGTCGTTGATGTCCAGCCCGTCGGGCATGGCCACCGGGAAGGCGTTGTCCATCTGCCCGGCGATGCGGTTGGCGAAGTCACGGCCAGCCTCATCCCCGTCACCGATGACCAGCACCCGGTCGTAGTCGGCGAACAACTTGCGGTAGTACTTCTTCCACAGGTTGACCCCCGGCACTCCGACTGCCGGGATCCCTGAGTAGAGGTCGGCCACGATGGCATCCATCTCGCCCTCGCAGATCACGATCTCGTTGCTGTCCCGCCACAGGGCGGCGACGTTGAACAGGTGACCGTCGGCCCCCGGCCTGCTCAGGTACTTGGGGCCCAGCGGCATCAGTGTGCGGAATCGGATGTCGGCCACACCTGACGGGGTCAGGTACGGGATGGACAGGCGGTCCTTGTACGGCCCCGACTCAGGTGAGTCGTCGGCCACCACGCCCAGCCGGAAGACGGAGGCGTCGTCCAGCGTGAGCCCTCGTCCCTCCAGCCAGTCGGCTGCGAGGTGGACGTTCGCCTCGTACCTCGCGGTCAGGTTCTCCCAGTTGTGAGTCTTCACTCTGCGTACCTCTTCCTCTCTCCGTTGACGGTGTAGTGCTTGGCGCGGATGGCAGTCCGCGCCATGTGCAGCCGGTGGACAACGTCGTCCAGCACGTCCGGCTCTGGTTGCGGAGCCGACCTGAACTGCATCCGGACGTAGGAGACTGCGTTGATGAGTGCCTCGACCTCCTCACCGCTCAACTCGATCTCCACCGCAGGGTGGACATCGATCACCCGGTAGACGTTCGGCCCGTTGTACTCGGTCATGCGCTTCTCCCTCCTCTGTGCCACGACTGCTTGAACTTCTGGCCGCTTCGCTTGGTCCACGGCTTCCCGGCGTACTCGCCCATCGGTGAGTTGCTGGACTGGATGTCCAGAGACTCGAGGTACTCGTTGGCCTTCCCGTAGGACAGGCCCAGCACCTTCATCACCAGCACAGCAGGGCTCCCGGCCCTGATGTCACACGCCATGCAGGTGTACGCGCCCAACTCCACGTTGACTCGGGCGGATGCGTTGCGGTCATCGTGCGCACCGCAGCGGACGGAGCACCATCCATCGTGGCGTGGGGTGTCCCACTCCCAGTGCTCCAGCAGTTCCCGCATCCCCGGGTTGCTGTCGTGCTCGCTCATTTCGTGTCGCGCATCGTCTCGCAGTGCCAGCAGGCGTTGTTCTTCTGGTCGTTGCCACGCCCGCACTTCAGGCAGATCCACATGCTCATAGGGCCACCAGCCCAAGACCGGCGAGGATCCCCCGGATCCCCATGTAGATCATGAACAGGCCAAGGGCCCAGAGCAGCACGGTGATCACGTTGTCCTTCACTTCTTGTCCTCTCTCGTGATGAAGTCGATGAAGAGGATGAAGCACACCGGGCACAAGTCCCACTTCTCCTCGCCCGACATGTGGCTGTGCCGGATGGCCTTGTAGGAGGCCATCTCGTGCAGATCCTGCGTCGTGCGCCCACAGCGGTCGCACTTCAGCGTGGGCACATCCACCCGGCTCACTGGGCACCGCCTCGGGCGATGCGGGCGGCGCGGTCGACCTCGATGAGATTGCCCCACGGACCATCTGCCAGCGCCTCAACCTCCTGCGCGATCCGCTCGCGGACCTCGGCCTCGATATTGGCGCGCATCTTCACATAGCCGACAGCGCTGTTCGGGTGCCAATCCGTCTCGCATTCACGGCGCTCGTCGGCGCGGATGATCGGCTCGACGGACGCAAGAGCCGCCTCCGCCATCTCCCACCCTCCGGGCACTGGGCCGATCCTGAGGACCGTGACGAGTTCACCGACAAGCCTTCGGTGCAGCGCCTCTTCTCTGGCAGTCATCTTGCACCTCCCGATCCGTCCGCGATGAACATGCGAGCGGGCTCGAAGTCGAGGAACACAGCCGTGTTCCCCGTGTGGTCGGCAGGACCGAAGCGGTTCTTCACCGGAGCCACAGCCATCCACCCATCGGTGGAAGCCATCGTGCAGATGACCGCAGGAACCTGCGACACCTTGCCCTGAATGGATGCACGGGCAGGACACGGATCGGACGGCGTCCCATCGCTGGAGTGGTGCAGTGCGATGACGGCGGAGTCGTACTCCCGGGCGAGGAACTTCAGGCTGCGCATCAACTCGCGCAGCGTGGCCCACTCGTCGCCCATGCCCTCGATGACCACGTCGGAGGCGTTGTCCACGACGATGATCGCCGGGGGCTCCCCGGACAGTTCCATGAACGCCTTGATCTCGTCCTCGATGTCCTGCATGGACGGCGAGGAGTCGAAGATCCAGCGGATGTGCCCGGCCTTGCGCAGTTCCTTCTCACACCACTCGGGGTGAGTCTCGAGTGCGATCTCGATGTCGTCCTGCAGCCTGCCCGTGAGCATGGACAGCACCCGGACGGACTGGGTCAGATGGTTGGTGTCGGCGCTGACGTACAGCGTCGGCATCCCCGACGTGAGGGCGATGGCCAGAGCGAGGGACGACTTCCCCTGCCCAGCCACGGCGCTGATCATCGAGAGTTCCGACCGACGGAACCAGATCTTGTTGGCGTCGAAGGACTTGATGCCGTGGACGATGGGCTGCCCGGCGTTGTCCTTCTTCCTGAACGTGCGATGCAGTGAGTGCATCTTCAACCTCTCTCATGGTTGCGGCTTCCCACCCTGTGGGAAGGGACGGACGGGGGAGGCTTCCCCTCCTCACCCCGCCCGCCCCAGATTGGTGGATCAGGCGGTCTGACGGAACCCGCACTGGTGATCGCGGTCCAGCGCACAGGCCCAGAAGGCACCGTACGGCTTGCCCGCCTTGGAGATCCCGCCCTTGACGTACTTGGCCGGGTTCCCG